GCCTTCCAAGAGAAGCAAAAACGCAAGGCAGTTGCGGAACGGAAAGCGAAGATCAGGGTCGAACGGGCTGTTGATAAATCGAAACGCGCGAAGCTGAAGACGAACGGCGAGAAGAAGGCAGAAGCGCAGTCGGCATTGAATAGATGGGTGGTGCATGGAAGGGATAAAGACCAGCCATGCATTTCGTGCGGTCGCTTCCACCAAGGAGCGAACCATGGAGGCCACTACAGGAGCCGAGGATCTGCGCCGCATCTGTCACTGGACCCGCGCAATGTGCATCGCCAATGCGCCCCCTGCAATGTGTACCTGCATGGGAACCTGATCAATTTTCGGATCGGCCTGGTGAAGCGATACGGGCTGGCATACGTGGAAGAGCTGGAAGCGGACCAAGAGCCGCGCCATTACTCGGGAGCGGATTACGACGCCATCAAGGCCGACTTTGTGCAACGACTGAAGCAACTTAAAGGAAACTGAAATGACCTACGCATCTTTGAATTCGCAAGCAAACAACCAAGCATGGGCTCAGGTCGAGCCTGCATCGCAGCCCGCTCTCATCCAAGAGAGCGACGCAATGCGCGCCAGCATCGAGGCGCTGGAAATGGAGCTTGGTTGGCTAATGAGCGTGATTTCGCCGATCTGCCAGATTCAGCCGCCGCGTGCGGTAGGCGAGACTGGGCAGCAGATCAAGGCAGCGCCCAGCGAGTTCCGTCAACGGCTCATGGGGCATCGCCAGCGCATCGACAACATGTTCGCACACATCAATGACCTGAAGCACGTCATCGAACTCTGAGCTGCGCAGACTAGAAAAGAGGATGGCATGAAGAACCTGACGACAGAAATTCTGATGCAACTGATCGATGGTTATGCGGAGACGCGCCATACCAACGGCCATCCGACCTACAACGAGAAGGCTGCTCTTGCACGCAAGTTGGTCGAGGGCGGCATAGAAGCGCTCGTGAAAGCTGCAAGTCCGCCATTGTTCGACATGAACAGGGGAATCCCGCCAGCCACTGCACTGACTCTCCCGGTCCTCGACCCTTCGCTACTGGAGGTGGGGAAGTGATGAGCCTAGTCAGCAAGATCCTCGCCGAACTGGAGCGCAACCAAGGCGCCATGACTTGCACCCGGATTGCTCGAGCAACCGGCATCCCGAGCGTGCTTGTCTACAACTACATGCCTCGGCTATGCAGAGCTGGCCGCGCCTCCTGCGTCAAAACAGACAGGCCGCGGGAGTATCGAAGGGCGAATGTCACGGTCGATGAGATCGTAAAGACGGCTGCCACTACCCAGCCGAAATGGGTGTTTGATTTGGGAGGTGCGACATGACGGTGGTTGCTTGGGATGGGGAAATGCTGGCCGGAGACAAGCGGACCAACTTCGGGGGGCTTCACGGCACGACGACGAAGGTTCATCGTCTGCCGGATGGGAGCCTTGTCGGTTGCGCAGGGAACACGGCCCAGATCGCCGAGGTTGTGCACTGGCTCGGAGCCGGTGCAGAGCCGGACAAGATGCCCGCCATCCAGCGCGATGCAAAAGAGTGCGTCTCGGCGCTCGTGATCCGCCCAGACGGCAAGGTTCTCCAGTACGAGAACACCCCGCACCCGATCCGCATCGAGAACAAGACGTGGGCAATCGGCAGTGGGCGCGACTTCGCGATGGCTGCGATGTATCTTGGCCGAGGGGCCATCGATGCGGTAGCAGTGGCGTGCGTGCTCGATAGCGGGTGCGGGAACGGCATCGATGCGCTGACGCTGGAAGGTGAGCCATGACCGCGGGGCGGCCAACGAAGTTCAAAGCCGAGTTCACAAAGCAGGCGGAGAAGCTGTGCGCGCTTGGCGCGACTGATATTGAACTTGCCGACTTCTTCGGAGTAGATGTGCGGACCCTCCATCGCTGGAAGGCCGAACATGACAAATTTTGTCACTCCATAAAGGTTGGCAAGGAAATTGCTGATGATCGGGTGGAGCGTAGTCTGTTCGCTCGGGCCAATGGCTACGAGCACGACGAAGTGGACATTCGGGTGGTCAATCAGGTGATTGTCCAAACGCCGATCCGCAAGTTCTACCCGCCGGACACCACGGCGGCGATCTTCTGGCTGAAGAACCGCAAGCCGAAGGAGTGGCGGGAGACTAAAGCGGTTGAACTCACGGGCGCCGAGGGCGGCCCGGTTCGCATCATTGCCAGCAACCTGGACGAGAAGCTTTGAAGCTCACCGCCAAGCAACAGGAAGCGCAGGTTGTCTGTGCCGGTGACGCTACGCACGCGATGCTCTTCGGTGGCAGTCGGTCGGGGAAGACGTTCCTCCACACGCGCAACGTCATCATGCGCGCGCTCAAGGCGCCGAACAGCAGACACGGCATCTTCCGGTTCCGGCTCAACCATCTGCGCTCCAGCGTGGTTCTGGACACCTTCCCCAAGGTGATGCGGTTGGCTTTCCCGGGCGTCAAGTACAAAGTACACACGCAGGACATGTACGCTGAACTGGGCGATGAGTCTCAGGTCTGGTTCGCTGGCCTGGACGACAAGGACCGTACCGAGAAGATTCTCGGCATGGAGTTCGCCACGCTGTATTTCAACGAATGCAGCCAGATTCCGTGGGGGTCGATTAACACCGCGATCACCCGGCTTGCTCAGCGCGTGGACCAGCAGATCGAGGGGCGCGGTCAGCAACTGCTCAAGTTGCGCGCCCTATACGACTGCAATCCGCCACCGAAGACGCATTGGACCTACCGCGTGTTCATCGAGAAGCGCGATCCAGAGACTCGGGAATTGCTCAGGACGCCGGAAGACTACGCCGCCTTCCGCATCAATCCTGTGGACAACACGGACAACCTCTCGCCCGAGTACATCAAGACGCTCGAATCCCTGCCTGAGCGGATGCGCAAGAGATTCCTGCGTGGCGAGTTCGCGGACGCCAATCCGAACGCACTCTTCCCCGAAGAGCACATCGACAAGTGGCGTGTCGAGGATGGTGTTGTTCCTCAGATGGTGCGCATCGTGGTTGCAGTGGACCCATCGGGTGCCGACGACGAGGTGAACGCCGACAACGACGCAATTGGGATCATGGTGGTTGGCCTAGGGGTTGACGGCAATGCCTACGTCCTGGAGGACTGCACCGTGAAGGCTGGCCCGGCGACGTGGGGCAGGGTGGTCACGTCCGCCTTCGACCGCCACGCCGCGGACTGTGTTGTGGGTGAGACGAACTACGGCGGCGCGATGGTGCAGCAGACGATCCAGGTTGCAAGGCCGCGCACGCCGTTTAAGAAGGTCACTGCCTCGCGCGGCAAGCATGTTCGTGCCGAGCCGTTCTCTGCGCTGTACGAAGATGGGAAGGTCCGGCACGCTGGCCGCTTCACCGAACTGGAAGACGAACTGGCAGGCTTCTCGACCTACGGCTATACAGGAACAGGCAGCCCGAATCGTGCGGACGCGCTCATTTGGGGGCTGACCGAGTTGTTCCCGGGGCTGACTCGCTCGACGGCTGCAGCGCCAAAGGTCGAAGTCATCCCCTCCGTCAACCACTGGAACCGGCGCTGACCTATCAACGCTTGTGATTGATGGCCGGGACGCGATAATCGGGCCTTCGGGGCTGAGAGAGTGCGCACAAATCGTCAGTACGCCAAAGACGGCGAACCCCGATGGCGCTTCGGAAAGACGAAGACCATCACGCATGCGGATTGCAGCGGTTGGCGAGAAGCCCATTTCAGGGGGTAGGCCAGCATCAGTTGCCTGAACAGTCCGCAGTCGTGATGGTGCTTCACGCGTCTTCATGCAGGCTCTGGTCGCCCTGCCACCATCAACCCACAAGCCGCCTCGCAGCAATGCCTGGCGGCTTTCCTTTGCCGACCTATCGCCCAGCACGGGATTCGATCCGCCGGTCATAGACTGCCGCTATTCGCGCGCACGCGCGGTAGGAATCATCTATGACTGTCTCGAAAGCCGACCGACTCGCGCAAGTGCATGCAGATGCCCTAGCGGAATTCGACACGATCCAAGCGGCGCTGCGCGATGAGCGATTGCAGTGCCTTCAGGATCGGCGCTTTTATTCGATTGCCGGCGCTCAGTGGGAAGGCCCGCTCGGAGAGCAATTCGAGAACAAGCCAAAGTTCGAGATGAACAAGATCCACCTTTCGGTGATTCGGATCATTAACGAATATCGCAACAATCGAATCACGGTCAAGTTCACGCCCAAGGATGGCAGCACCAATTCGAAGATGGCGGACGTGTGCGACGGCCTGTACCGCGCCGACGAGCAGGACAGCACGGCCGACGAGGCTTATGACAACGCCTTCGAGGAAGCAGTGGGCGGCGGATTTGGAGCGTGGCGCCTGCGTACCTGCTATGAAGACGAGGAAGACGACGACAACGACAAGCAGCGCATCATCATCGAGCCAATCTTCGACGCCGACAGTTCGGTGTTCTTCGACCTCGATGCCAAGCGTCAGGACAAGGCCGATGCGAAGCGCTGCTATGTGCTCACATCGATGTCGCACGCGGCCTACAAAGAGACGTACAAGGATGATCCGGCAAGCTGGCCGAAGACGGTTCATCAGCAGGAATTCGACTGGGCAACGCCCAATGTGGTCTACGTCTGCGAGCTGTACAAGGTCGAGGAAACCACCGAGTTGATCCATGTCTTCCGCGGCCTGGACGATGAGGATATGACCATTCCAGACAGCGAATTGCAGGATGACCCTGAGAAGCTCGACACCCTGCTTGCGACCGGCTTCCGGGAAGTCCGGCAGAAGCGTCTGAAGCGCCGCCGCGTGCACAAGTACGTGATGAGCGGCAGCAAGATCCTCGAAGACGAAGGCTACATCGCCGGCCGCTGCATTCCTATCATCCCGAACTACGGCAAGCGCTGGTTCGTCGATAACGTCGAGCGCTGCATGGGACATGTCCGCCTCGCCAAGGATGCCCAGCGCCTGAAGAACATGCAGGTGTCGAATCTCGGGTTGCTGGCCGCCCAGAGTCCTCGCGAGAAGCCGATCTTCACGCCCGAGCAGATGGCCGGCCATGCGATGACATGGGCCGAAGACAACATCAAGGACAACCCATACCTGTTGGTGAACTCGATGCGCGATGCCGATGGCAACCAACAAGCCGCAGGCCCCATTGGATACACCAAGCCGCCGAGCATCTCGCCCGCCATGGGTGCGCTCCTGCAAATCACCGAGCAGGACATGCAGGACATGCTCGGCAACCAGCAGGCCGGCGAGCAGTTGCAGCCGAACATGAGCGGCGTTGCGGTCGAGCTGGTGCAGAACCGTCTCGACATGCAGGTTTTCATCTACATGTCCAACCTCAAGAAGGCCATGAAGCGCAGCGGCGAGGTGTGGCTGTCAATGATGAAAGAGATCGCGGTCGAGGAAGGCCGGAAGATGAAGAGCGTCGATTCGCAAGGAGAGGTCAGTAGCGTGGATCTCAACGTTCCCGCTTACAACAAGGAAACCGGCGAGCAATACATCGAGAACGACCTGAGCGAGGCAACCTTCGACGTGAATGCCCAGGTGGGTCCATCGTCTACCAGCCGCCGCGCCGCCACTGTCCGGGCGCTCACCGGCATGATGCAGATCAGCCAGGACCCCGAGACGCTGAGCGTCCTTGGCGCCATGGCGATGATGAACATGGAAGGGGAGGGTATTGGCGATGTGCGCGACTTCTTCCGCCAGAAGCTGATCCGTGCCGGCGCCGTCAAGCCGACCGATGAGGAAGCCCAGCAGTTGCAGGCCGAGAGCGCAAATGCTCAGCCAGATCCGAACTCGCAATACCTGTTGGCCGCTGCGCAAGAGGCTGAAGCCGGGGCCGCATCCAAACGGGCCGACACCGTCGAAACCATCGCT